TAGATTGAGGAGTCAACGTTGGAGCGTCAACAGAAGTGAGAACATTTAGTTGCACGTCCTCAGCCCATGCAAAAATGGAGACAGTACATTTATCTCCCGCTCCATTAGCATGTTTCAAAGCATTAATCGCGCGAACATATATTCGTCCAAGCTTACGATAATTGCCCAAAGGAATGCTGGAGTTGTTAAAATGATTAAAATAAGGCAAACACAACTCACCCCCTGTAGATGTGGTAGGGTCAACAAAAACATGTGGACACTGTGACAATTGGACCAAATCGTGTGGTATAAGTGATGCAAATATAGACATTTTATCATAAGAATCCATAGGAAGATAACCTACCATGGCACGACCATATTGGAATCCATTACCATTGATCACAATTTTTAAGCGCAACTTTGCACGCAATAAATTATAATTTGTCATCCTGTTAATTACACGAGGATTTCCAAAATACAATTCCCACGGATCAAAATCATAACCCAAAGTGGTGCCTGTACCCCATTCCTGAGTACTAATTTTTAAAGGACGTGAAAAGAAATTATCTAAAGTTGCATCATCAGTATCCTGTATTCCTCTCGTAGGATCATCTACATAGTCCACCCCATAAACATAGGATGGGTTTTGGTCACGGAAGAGAATATTCTGTTCTGTGGAAAGTGTTGAACCTTCCATAACAGTAGTACCTTCCGGACCAGATTGTGGCTTAAATTTCTCTATTTTCAATAAAGAATTTTCAGTCACTGCTGACTGTGTCTCCGACACAGATTTAGTGTGTACGTTTGCTTCCCCGGGACCAATATTTATGTTGGCTTGTACATCCCGGCATAATTTATATTTAAAAATATTACCAATCCATTTATTTAATTGCGAACCTTAGAGTGGATTAACTCATATGGTACGATATATTTACAAGTGAGCACGGTGGACTCGAACAAAACTCCCCGTTAGGGACCGTTACTATATGCAAAGCCTATGAATATTATACAAAACATATAAAAATAAAAACAAACACGGTATCCATATACATATATCAATTTTGCTAACCATCAGTGTTGAAACTGGGTTGGATTTAATGTCTCCAAAGTGACTGACCTTACCTATACAAGACGACTTTCGTCACCCTTGTATTGGTCATTCCAATCTGCAGCTCGGTCATTATAGCTGAGATCTAAACCAGAACATATATGTGATATATTAGCACGAATAGCAACTTCCTTCATAAGTTGTCGCTGTTTCTCGTACTTATCTTCACCATGATTGAACCACTCACGTAGGGCTCCATCAATGTTCTGTGCACACGCGTGTTCTTCTGTCAAAGGGCAGTTCTTACCACGCATAAAACAATGCAATGATTTATAAATTGATTTATCTAATAGCGCACCTACATGCACGCCAAGTTTGGGATGATAAACACTATCCCTCTTCAAAAATTCAAACTCCTCAGGAGGTAAAAACTCCACAAGTTCAGATTCTTTATCAGGCATAGTATAAACTTGCCCATATTCCGCTAAAAATTGGGAACAAATCTTGATATTAAAATTATCAATTCCAGTCTTAACTGAACCAATGTTATCATCACCATATGTCATTGCTGCGACACAATCGCGAAATTTCAAACGATCTGAAAACTCGGTTGGTACATATTGCGAATAAAAACAGCATCTCAAATTCAATGAGCCACAAATACCATTAATGATAACAGTTAGTGAATTGCCACTAATATGCGTACCTTCAGTCAAACCAATTAAATCTCCATTAAAAGCAATATAAGCGAACACAATGTCACCTGTCATTGCTTCCATAATATTGATATCTTCTTCTGTGTAATCACACTCTCGTGCAAAATCCATTAGAATTCTCAAAGCTGCGAATATTAATTGGGATGGCAATTTTTGATCATACTTACCATAATCACCACCAAACAGACGATCCATACCAAATTTTGTTGCATGTTGATGAAACTCTTCCCATTCTGGGCCATGTGAGTTTATACCAACAGCACATTCAGATAATAACGGATTCATCTGTAATACTCGAAGGAGCGGTAAATAATATTTCCTAATGAGCCAAGTCAAAGACAATGCATTTCCATAGAAAATTCTGCATTTATCCTTAGCTAAAATTTCATCCTTCTTGCAAGCTTTAGCTATAGGGTAACCTCTCTTACCCTCTCTATAGCAATCCTCAATCCTCTTAATTTCATCCATTAAGATAGAATCGAGTTCGCGGTTGTTTGGTTTATCGATAGTTGGTTCCAATTCAGTGACGAAATTGCGCTTAGGTCCTGTTAAAGGAAAACCAACAGATGTATTTAACTTAATAGCATCCATAAATTTTCTTCCTGGCACACCACACAAATTCTCCTGATCAGTGAGCGGTCTGGCATTATTCCAAAGATCATTTTGGAAAACCTTAATTAAAGGTTCCTTATAATCTTGGATAGCAATAGAAAGTAAACCATGTGAATACGGATGTGCTGGAATAGCTAAATTCGACAAACACGTTTGCCATCCATACCAATCAGGATTTAATTTAGGTCCACGGTATATATTTGGTATACCGCAAACATCAATAATATGTTCGCTAATGGGTGTGGTTTTCACATCGGATTTGCTCACCGCTCGTCCTGGACAAGAACCATAATACTCAATTTG